TTGTCGCTCGCGGCAAGACAGCAGCGGTTGAGATCAAGGACGGCTCTCTACCCAAAAGCAAGCGCCAGTTAACAGAAGGCGAAATGGATTTCATGCATTCGTGGAAAGGGCTGTATTTCATCGTTGAGTCGCTGGATGACGTGGTTAGGGTAGTGAAGGAGCTGGAGGCGTGATTATCGACAAAGCAACTCTGCTGAACGTTGACTGCATGGCTTACATGGCAATGTTGCCGGATAAGGCTTTTGATCTGGCGATAGTTGATCCGCCTTATGGGGTCGGAATGGATGGGAATAACAACTGGAGCGGTTCTAAACACGCGGTAAAGCAATGGGATAACGAGGCTCCGGCGCCAATCTATTTCAAAGAGTTGCTGCGTGTATCTAAGAACCAGATTGTGTGGGGGGCTAACCATTTTATGCACAATCTAGCTTTGGGTTCTAGTTGCTGGCTTGTGTGGGACAAAGAGAATGATGGGTTTTCTTTCGCTGATGCCGAGTTAGCTTGGACTTCATTTAAGACCGCTGTCCGGTGTTTTAGGTACGCAAGAGGCAAACAGACCGATACACGCATTCACCCTACCCAAAAGCCCGTAAAGCTCTACGAATGGCTCCTTGCAAACTACGCCAAACCCGGTCAGAGCATCCTTGACACTCATCTAGGTTCAGGTTCAAGCGCGATAGCCTGCAATAACCTGGGATTTGAGATGGTTGGTTGTGAGCTTGACTCTGACTACTACGAAGCAGCCTGCAAGAGAGTCCAGAAAGCAACAGAACAGATGAGGCTGTTCGCTTAATGGACAAGCAAACCATCTTCCTAATCGGCCCTGTACAGCGTCAATACGCTAAGCAGTGTATCGACTCAGTACCAGAGGATTACGTCTGCATCCTGAAGCAGAAGACCAGGACGTTGGAGCAGAACGCTCTTATGTGGGCGCTGCTGACTGACCTATCAAAACAAGTCAACTGGCACGGTCAATACCTAACGCCTGATGAGTGGAAAGATGTGATGAGTGCTTCACTTAAAGCGCAAAAGGTTGTTCCAGGCGTTGACGGCGGCTTTGTTGTTATCGGCGCTAGGACAAGCAAAATGACCAAAAAGGAAATGTCGGATATGTGCGAACTAATCCAAGCTTTCGGCGCTAATCATGACGTGAAATGGAGTGAGCAATGCCAATAAGACCTGAAATGAGAGCGAGGTATCCACGTGACTGGAAGACTCGCAGTCGGTTCGTTCGGTTTATCAGGGCAAAAGGCAAGTGTGAATGGTGCGGTGTTGAGAACGGCAAGCCTCATCCAGTCACGGGCAGCGTGGTTGTTCTGACGACTGCGCATGTTTTCGACCACAGGCCGGAAGCATCCAGTCTGCTTAACCTCGCAGCCCTGTGTCAGAAGTGCCACAACTCACACGACGCCACTATGCGCAGGGCGGGAACTAGAGAGCGCAAACAAATCAACAAAGGGGCGTTATTCGCATGAGCAGGGCAGAAAAAGAACATATGGACAAAGTAGCTCAGCTCTCCTGCGTTGTTTGCCGCTATAAGCTAGGCATCGAGACTCGCCCGGTAGAAGTGCATCACGTAACAGTCCCTGCTGATGACTTTGCTGTAGCTGCTTTATGTCCAGAACATCACAGGGGCGCAACAGGAGTTCATGGATTGCATAGGAGAGGCTTCCTGAGAGTGTGGAAACTGGATGAAGTGGGATTGCTGGCTTTGACTAATCAGGCGTTGGCGGAGGGGAGATGATAATGAAAGCGCAAGAAATGATTCTGGTGATAGCTTTTGTGCTGGCTTTGTTCGTTGGTGTTGGACTAGCCCTGCCGTGGATTGGAGTGGCCTTTGATTATTGGATTGAATACGCCAAGTGGGTCAAAGGAGTGGCGAAATGAAATTCCCGGTTGAGATAGATGGTGACGCATATTTTCTGATGATTGAGCAAATCAAGAAGAAATGCGATTCGTGGAAACTGCCCGACGACATGAACGTGACGATGGCTCAGATAGATAAAGTGCTATTAGCTTTCGATGAGCTTTATTGCGATCAGGACGAATCAACCGAAACAGACAATACGCTGGAGGTTGTGTGAGAGCTATTACCTACCTGATTTACATCCTGTTATTTGAGGGTCTGGTATTTGGCGGCACAGGCTACGCTGTGTTCGTTCTTGATCGCAGCGGTTGGTGGTTTTTGCTGGCGTTATTTGTGAGTTGTGGGGCGTACAGACCTGACTCATGGGCGCGGCTCAGCAAATGACAGCGCTCCCCTCCTGGATGTACGGAAGCCCACTAGACATTATCGACGGTCAACGTGCTTTGGCATTAAAGCAGTCTAAAAAACGCACTGTAGAGCCTGTACGTGCGCCTAGAGATAGGTATTACACACAGAGCAGGTCGGTACACATAAAGGCAGTGGTGAAGGATCGGATTATGAACGGAGGGAGTCGATGATTGAGGCGCTGGTGATCAATAGGCTGATACGGTGGGCGAAGTGGAAGATGAATACCGGGAATGGATTAGGGTATCCATCGCAGGTCAGCTTCATCCGGCTTGCTCCTGCTACTAAGCACTTCCGTGACCCAGGTATTGATGCAGAGTGCATGATTACGGAGAAGGCTTATGAGCTGTTGCCCGTCATATCAAAAGGAGTGCTGTGGGTAGAGTTCCTGTCTACAGCGATAAGCGAATCACACAAGGCGCATCTGTTCGGCAGGTCAAGGAGGCAGTACCGGGAATGCCTCGTTGATGCGTATGTTAAGATCGGCAACACAATTGAGTTGCTGTACGAGAAGAGGGAGGAGGTTGCGTGAATAAAGGAGAGTTGGTCGTAAAGGCAGAGCAGGAAATCTCGGCTATTCTTGCCAAGCTTGAGCAGGATTTAGGTATGGCTGTAGACTCAATAGAATTACAGACAATCGATGTAAGCTCAATCAACAGTAAGGAATACGTCAAGAGAGTAGTGATTGAAATGCATAAACAGTCAATGGCGCATTGGTAATACGGCAAATACGCAAATAACCCTTGATTAGCCCCCCAATTTCATATACACTTGTGCTATCGTGTGAATATTCCGCACAGCCAAAGCCATCCATAGAGGTGGCTTTTTTTATGCCCGTAGACCGCCCATCAGCAGCTAAGAGGGGATACGGCGCAGCATGGCAGAAGTACAGAGCAGGATACCTACGCAGTCATCCGTACTGCGCTCAATGCGCTAAGCAAGGCAAGCGCAGCATAGCTTCAGTAGTAGACCACGTTAGCCCGCATAGAGGCGATCAAGACAAGTTTTGGGATAAGGCTAATCATCAGGCACTGTGCAAGCTATGCCATGACAGCTACAAGCAACGACTAGAGAAGTCTGGGCGTGTAGTTGGATGTGATGTAACGGGCAGGCCGATTGATCCTAATCATCATTGGAATAGAGCATGAACTGCATTGAACCACATGCAAATGGAGATGTACTGTTCAGGCACATCAAAGAAGTGCTCAACCTGCCAGATGGTATACGCAATCTAAGCATATCCATTAAGGATGGCGCTATCACTGGATGGCAATGTAAGTGTCCCACAGGCAAAGATGTGACTCTGCAATGGAGTCTTGTGCAAATCGCATCACGCCCTGACATAGAGCAGATCAGAGCAGAAGTGGGAGAAAGTCGCACTTCTCCATCGTAAAATTCAGAGAAAGTGGGAGGGGGAGGCAAAATCTCTGGTGTTTTAGGCTCCAGACCGCGCCCCTGGTCTCGCATCCATAAATCTATACAAAAAACCTGAAAAATGGCTAAGAAGTCAGCGGCCAGCTTGTCTGTCGTCCAGGTTAAGCCGAAAGACGCCAGGATAGCCCCGCCTTTATTTCTGACAGAGCGTCAGAAAGAATTGTGGCTCGAAGTGGCAAACGCTAAACCGGCAGACTGGTTTACAGAAGATTGCAAATCTCTGCTGGTTGCGTATGTCAAGGCAATCGCATCACACGAAGTTATCTCTACCCGTATTGACCAAATAGAGTCTGGAGCATTAGTGCTTGAACTTCGCGACGAAGATAGATTGTATGCCATGCAAGAGAGGCAGGCAAGGTTAATCCAGAGCCTTGCAACCAAGATGCGCCTTACTAACCAATCGCGCTACCAAAACTCAACAGCGGCTGTTAAGTCTTCCAAGGCTGGTACAGCCAGGCCGTGGGATTAAGATCAGACAGAAATATAGCGTGGGTTGAAAAGCACTGTAGGATTCCAGAAGGCAAGTTTGTAGGAAAGGAAATCAATCTCACTGCTGAACAAAAGCAGTGGATCAGGGATATTTACGATTCGCCTACGCGGACGTTTATCCTCAGCATGGGGCGGAAAAATGCCAAGACGGCGTTTTCCGCTTTTTTATTGCTCCTTCACCTATGCGGCCCGGAATCAAAGCGCAATTCTCAGCTATACAGCACGGCGCAGAGCAGGGAACAAGCGGCTATCCTGTTCTCCCTGGCGGCAAAAATAGTCCGCATGTCGCCGGATTTAAACCAATACGTTGTAATCCGCGACACTGCCAAGCAATTAGCTTGCCCTGAACTCGGGACGCTTTACCGGGCGCTATCCGCTGATGCTTCCACGGCATACGGCTTAAGCCCAGCATTTACCGTCCACGACGAACTAGGGCAGGTCAAGGGCAACCGTTACGAGCTTTACGAGGCGATAGAAACCGCTGCGGCTGCTCAGGAAGAGCCGTTAAGCGTAATCATCAGCACACAGGCACCTACAGATGCCGACCTGCTCAGTCTGCTGATAGACGACGCTCTCTCTGGCGCTGATCCTCGCGTCAAGGTAAGAATTCACGCTGCACCGATGGATGCTGATCCATTCTCGGAGCCTGCTATACGTGCGGCCAACCCGCACTACGACGTTTTCATGAACAAGCAGGAGGTACTGCGCCAGGCCGACGAGGCTAAGCGCATGCCTTCGCGTGAAGCCGCTTACCGTAACCTAGTCCTTAACCAAAGAGTAGAGGCAAGAGACCCGTTCGTTTCTCGTCAGTTATGGATAGACAACACCGGCGATCCGCTAACGATTTTTGACGGGCTTGAAGTATATGGCGGACTAGACCTCTCTAGCGTGTCTGACTTAACAGCCCTGGTTCTGCTAACCAAGCCTGCAGATACATGGCACGTTAAACCTACATTCTGGCTGCCACGTGAAGGATTAGAGCAGAAGGCCAAGACAGATCGTGTGGCCTATGACGTGTGGGCTGATCAGGGTTATCTGGAGACTACCCCAGGAAAAGCCATCGAATATGAGTTCGTTGCTGAGTACCTGAGAGGCGTATTCGACCGCTGCAACGTCAGGGCAATCGCTTTTGACCGTTACAACATGAAGCACCTTAAACCGTGGCTTGTACGGGCCGGGTTCTCTGAGGAAGAGTTAGAGCGGTTTGTGGAGTTCGGGCAGGGCTTTGCAAGCATGTCCCCTGCAATTCGCGAACTCGAATCTCTGCTCCTGGCAAAGAAGCTTGAACACGGCGGGCATCCTGTTTTAACAATGTGCGCGGCAAACGCGACTGTAGTTAAAGACCCGGCAGAGAACCGTAAGTTTACCAAGGCGAAAGCAACTGGGCGCATTGACGGAATGGTTGCGCTGGCTATGGCTGTCGGTGTTGCCTCGTCTATGGAAGCGCAAGAGGTTGAACCAAGGATTACATGGCTCTAAACCCATTTCCAGCAATCCGGCGAGCATGGAACGCGCTACGTGTTAATCCAGCAAATCCTCAAACTGGCGGATATTTTTTCTTCGGACAGAATAGGGCTGGCGTACACGTTACGCACGAACTAGCTTTAACCGCATCCGCCGTATGGGCATGCATTGATGTAGTCGCGTCAAGCCTTGCGTCATCTGACTGGAACGTGTATTCCGGCGTTCGTGGAGGCGACAACAAGCAGGCAATACCTGATGACGGCCTGCAATATATCCTGAATACCCGCTTCAACCCCGAGATGACAGCTCAGGCCGGTAAGCGAGCAATGATGATTGCCGCTGTAGGGTATGGGAATGGGTACGCCGAGATAGAGCGTGATTTATCTCGCCGGGTTGTGGCTCTGTGGCCTATTTCGCCTGATCGTGTAAGCCCTGTTAGAAACGAGTTCGGCAACTTTGTATATCGCGTAACACAGGATTACGCAGGCGGGACTGTCGATCTTGATCCTTCTGATGTCTACCACGTACGGGGCCCTAGTGTAATAGGCAGCGTAGGCGACGACATGATAGGCAAGGCCATTGAAACGATTGGCCGCGCTATTGCGATTGATCAGTTCGCCTCTGCTTACTTCGGGAACAACGCCTCCATCGGGGTCATATTCCAACATAAAGGGAATCTTACTCCGGCGAAAAAAGCAGAAATAGAAGACGGCATTACAAAGCGTTACAGCGGCCCTAAAAAGTCCCACAGGCCAGCAGTTTTTGAGGGTGAGTGGCAAATACATCAACTCTCGAACGATGCTGATAAAGCCCAGCTCATCGAGGCCAAGTATCAAATGGTCGAGGAAGTATGTCGCTGGTTCCGCGTTCCCCCGCACAAGGTAGCGCACCTTCTTAGGGCGACGAATAACAACATAGAGCATCAAGGGCTTGAGTTCTCCCGCGACACACTAAGACCTTGGGTTCAAGAAATCCAGCAAGAGGCTGATTACAAACTGATTCCTGTTCGCGGCGGGAAAAAGTTTATCGAGATTGACGTTGATTGGGCGTCTGAGGGCGATTTTCAAAGCCGCATGCAAGGATTCTCGACCGGCATTAATACCGGCGTCTATTCCGTCAACGACGTACTTCGCAAGCTAGGTGAAAACACCATAGGTTCAGAAGGCGATGTCCGCATGGTTCAGGGCGCAATGATGCGGCTTGAGGATGTCGGCAAGAACATGCTTCCTGCTCAACAAGGGACTGATCAGCGGCGGCAGAAAGGCAAGCTGGTAGCAGAGGCGTGGTTATCCTCGGTTTATGCCAGAGTGCAAAGGTTTAACGGAAATCGCTGTGCCGATCTTCAAAAGGCTGGTCACAAGGATTGTCAAGCTAGAGCTGACAGAGATGCTGCTGAGTACGCCAAGAATCAATTAAGCGAACTGCGCGATGCTCTTGGCGACAAGATGGAGAAGGCAATACAGGGCTCTATTGAAGTAATTAACGGACAGGACGCGGACATTGCCGCTGCTAAGGTTTTTGAGGGGAACTAATGAACAAAGCATTTTTTGCCAAGAAAACCGGGTCACGCGGCGAGATTTACATCTACGAGGACATCGGTGAAGGCTGGTTCGGCGGTATCACCGCTAAGGCGTTCTCCGACTCAATGAAAGAACTCGGTAATGTTGACGCCCTGGATATCTATATAAACAGCCCTGGAGGCTCGGTATTCGACGGCGTAGCCATTTACAACCAGATAAAGCGTTTTGCTGGCGAAAAGATTATTCATATTGACGGCATTGCGGCAAGCATCGCATCAGTTATCGCCATGGCTGGGGATGAGATCAGGATTGCCGCAAACGGCATGATCATGATTCATGATCCGTGGGGCATGGCTGTAGGGACTGCTGGCGAAATGCGCAAGATGGCAGACTCACTGGACAAGGTAAGAGACACGATCCTTACTACCTACATCGCAAAGACAGGAAAGGGCGAAAAGCAAATATCGGACTGGATGACAGCCGAGACATGGATGAATGCGGAAGAGTCCGTCAAGAACGGCTTCGCTACTAAGGTTACAGACGAGAAGGCCATGAAAGCCGAGTTCCCAATGCTTTCCAAATTCAACAACGTGCCAGAGCAGTTAAAGAAGCAGTCTGTCGCGTCTAATGCACTTATTGCCCGCATGGAAATGCGCAGCAAGCAACTAATTCGCGGAGCCAGCTCCGGAAAATAAGGGCCAGCCCTTCAACCATCCACCAGCCGCCTAGAGCGGCTTTTTTATTTTCTAAAGGATTAAAAATGAACGATACGCTGGAGCAGCTCCAAAACAGACTTATCGAGTTGAAAGACTCGGCAAACAACATCCAAGCTCGTGCTGATGCGGAAAAGCGCGAATTGACGGGCGACGAACAGAAGGAAATCGCTGACATTTTCGCGGCTTTTGAGAACGTCGAGGCTGATATTGCTCGCCGCGAACAGCTTGACGCGATCAACGCGAAAGTTGCCGCTCCTGCTGGCCGCAAGACGAGCCCCGAAGTTGTTGACGAGCCGCAAGCTGCCGCGAAGCCTGCCCACAAGGTTTACGCTCAGCCTCGCAGTGCGGATGCGAACAAATGGGGATTCCGCTCGCAGGCTGAGTATCTCTCAGCCGTCATTGCTTCTTCCCGTAAGGGCGGTCAGATTGATCCGCGCTTGATTGCCAATGCGCCAAGCGCGTACGGCACTGAAGGTTCAGGCGCTGACGGCGGCTTCGCTATCCCGCCCGATTTTCGCAGCAACATCATCTCCAAAGTCACCGGCGAAGAATCGCTGCTTTCCTTGACCGATCAGCAAGTCACGTCTGGAAACAGCATTACTTTCCCTGTGGACGAAACCACTCCGTGGCAAAGCTCAGGCGGCATCCAAGCGTATTGGGAATCGGAGGCCGGCCAGCATACCCAATCCAAGCCAGCGTTCGTCGAAAAGACCATCAAAGCCAACAAGATCATCGCCCTGGTTCCTTTGACTGATGAGTTGCTTGACGACGCCGCGGCGATGTCGAGTTACGTGAACCGCAAAGCACCGGAAAAAATCCTGTTCCGCTTGAACGACGCGATTATCAACGGAACTGGCGCTGGAATGCCCCTCGGTATCCTCCCGTCTGCTGGGACGATAACTGTTGCGGCTGAAGGAAGCCAGACCGCAGATACGGTCAATTTCAACAACATCATCAAAATGTATTCGGCCTTGACGCCTTCCGCTCGCGCCCGGGCGAAGTGGATTATGAATCCTGATGTTGAACAGCAACTCATGACCATGAGCTTCCCTGGCACTGGCACTGCTGTTCCTGCCTATCTGCCTCCTGGCGGCTTGTCTGCCTCTGCTTACGGCACGTTGCTTGGTCGTCCTATCATCACCAGCGAAGCCTGCTCGGCGCTCGGCGACAAGGGTGACATTATCTTCGGCGATCTGGCCAATTACTTGACCGTGGTCAAATCTGGCGGCATCCGTTCGGATATGTCGATCCATCTCTGGTTCGACTACGACATCACCGCATTCCGGTTCGTTATGCGGATTGGCGGTCAGCCGTGGTGGAATACCGCGATCACCGCCTACAAGTCCGGCAGTTCGGCTCGCGGCTTCTTCTCGGTGTTGGCTAACCGCCCCTAAACCATGAATAGCGAGGCTTCGGCCTCGCCCCATGAATCCAAAATAAGGAAATCATCATGCAAATGACTTCAAAACCAAGCGAACGCGCGGCAGTTGTCGCTGTAATCAGCCCCGGCGCTCAGACCGCTGGAGCCAAGAACTCTGGATGGGTTGACCTCACTCTCTTCACCCGGCTGATGGCCGTTGTATCGACAGGAACGATGGGCGCTTCAGCCACTCTTGACGCCAAATGGCAGCAGGCCGATGACTCGTCTGGCACGAATGCTACGGACGTCGGTACTTCTCTTACGCAAATCCTGAAGGCAAGCGGCGACAACAAGCAAGCCGTGATGAACTTCGTGCCGAGCGTTAGCTATACCTCTAAGCCATATGCCCGCCTGGTTATGACTGTCGGTACTGCGACTTCGGACGCTGGAGCTGTCGTTCTTGGTTTTGATCCTCGTCACCTCCCGGCCAGCGATAACGACGCGACCTCTGTTGTTCAGATCGTCGGCTAATGAAAACAATACGTCTGTTAAAGGACGTTGTTGGAGCAAACGAAGAGCCCTTCAAGGAGGGCTCTTTTCAGACGCTCAACGACGCATCCGCCGATCACTGGCTAAAGCGTGGCCTCGCTGTCGAGGTATCGGAGCAGGAAGTAACGAAAGAGAGTTCGACTCTCACTCTCCCGCGCAAGAAAAACAAGGAGAAAGCGTGATTCCGCTGATCTGGACTGCCAAGGGCAATATGCCCATCGAGCAGTTGGAATACCGTACGGAATGGTTCGAAAACGCCGATGAGATCGGCTTGGCTGAAATATACGAATTCAAAGGCGAAGTGGTGCGCCGTAGCGTTCACGTTCGCAAGAAACGCGGCGCCGACATGGGCGCAGAACAAGAGAGGATGGGCTGATGGCTAACACTGCCGCTATTTGCAATAGTTTCAAAACTGAGTTGATGAACGGTATCCATGCGTTCGGGACTTCGGTAGTCCGCGCTGGGACGACTGCTGACACGTTCAAGGCGGCGTTGTATCTTGCTTCGGCAACGATCAACAAATCTACCACGGCTTACAGCGCGACCGGCGAAGTCTCTGGCACGAACTATACCGCTGGCGGCGTGACGGTGACGAACGCGAACGCTCCGGCTAACGCTTCAGATATCACTTACTGGACGCCTTCTGCTTCTTTCTCATGGACTACGGTCACGCTCAGCACGGCTTTCGACGCTTGCCTGATCTACAACAGCACGCAAAGCAATAAGGCAGTCGCTGTGTATACGTTCAGCTCGCAGACCGTTACGGCTGGCAACTTTACCTTGACCATGCCGACTAACGACCAAACGACCGGGCTGCTGAGATTGTCGTGATAGCGTTAAAGGAGTGGATTTACCAGAATTTCATTGTTCTGGATCAGTGGGCGAACGCCTTCTTTTTCGGGGGCTCGGCAGATGAAACCATGTCATCCCGTTGCTACCGGCTAAACCACATCAAAGCATACAGAGCGCTTGAAGTAATCATCAATGCAGGGTTTCGTCCCTTCCAAGGGCCTGAACATTGCCGCAACGCATACATCAAGGAAGTTCGTGGGCGTCAGTTGCCTCATGATTTCTTCGACAAGGCAATCTTGATGGGGATATTCCCGGCTGATCCTGAGGTGCTAGGGGATGAAGTGAAGGTGGGTGAATGATTATTCAGGGGCTGTTCGAAGAACTGAGCGCCGATCCGGAGGCGCTCGGGTACCTGCCACTGATTCAGGCAAAGAACGATCAAGGGGTTGCTGATCTCCTGAACGCGCAGACATTCAGCGTGCCAGTGACGAGAATAATTACGGCTCGCGGGATTCTCTCTGATTACCCCGGCGGCCCATCTGCTGCCGCTACTGTTCTTGACAAGCTGGACGCAGCATCAGCATCGATTTCCGCTTTGAAATGGGCATGGAAGTTCATTAGCGGGGAGGGTTTGGATATAGGGCATGCGGCCACCCAAGGGATGCTTGATTTCCTGGCTACTGCTGGCGCAGGGAGCGTTCTAACCGCACAGGAGGCCAGTAACTTAAAGTCGCTTGGCATGGCAAACAAGAGCCGCTCAGAAATTTTGTTCGGCAAGCAAACGACTGCTAACGAGGTAGCGTCTGTAGTGCGCGACGATTCTGGCAATCAATTAATAGGATAAAAGCATGGCGCTAACAAAAACAGCGCGGACAATAGTTGCCTCTGCTTCTAACGCGGCCGCTGGCACAACTCGCGGCAGGCTGGATATGAACGCCGTGCAAGGCGGCGGCTTCCTCACTATCAAGATGACAAATGGGGGAACCGGGCCAACAGTGCAATGCACAGCAAATGTGCTTATTGCTCATAACGCCACTCTACCCGCTGCGGCGTCTGCTGGCACAGACTGGAAAACGATAGCTAGCTACGGCGGCGGCACTACAGCCAGCGCCGTTACTGAAATCGGCATGCCTATTGATCCGTCCATCATGGCTCTTGAAGTCGAGTTCACGGGGAATACAGGGCAAGCGGTAACGGTCGAGGCTTTCTTAAGCGAACTGACATCGGCGGTGTAACGTGGGCGGCATGATCGCCCTTCCGCAGCGGTTTCTCTCCCAGCCGCAGTATCAGGTTCCGGTAGCGCAGCGGTTCCAGGCTTTCTCGCCGAAGATAGCCGTGCTCCCCGCCTCTGCCGTAAACATAACCAATGGCAAGTCAATATCGTTTGCCAATGACGCAACCCGGAAGGGCGGGAATTTCTACTTCCCGGGCGCAAATGGTTATGTCGATCTAGGCTCTGATGCATTCGTAGGATCGACAAATTTCTCGTTTGTCGTTGTATCGAAACTCGATTCGTTCCCAGGTTCTTTCCCTGTCGTCCTCGGCCTTAAGACCACTGCTGGCACGAATCTGGCCGCGTTCTACTCGAATAGTGCAGCCTACATTGACTTCACTGTTGGGCAGAATGGCATAGGCGACCCGTTCTCGCTGACTCCGTTCGGCAGCGTTACCGGGACGTGGCACAGCTTCGTATACACGAATAACGGAGCAGGGAAGCTGTTCTGCAACGGTGTACAAGCAACGAAAGGCGCCGCAAACTCACTGGCAGCATCAAGTGGGAATACCGTTTTAGGGCAGTCAAACCCAGGCAACCTTGCCAACGATTTCAATGGGTCGATAGCCTGTTTCGCGCTGTTCAATGGAGTACTTCCAGATGATTTAGCGCGGCAGGTATCCGCAAACCCTTGGCAGATATTCCAAGCCCCAGCAAGGCGAATTTGGGCATCCGACGCTTCCTCTGACGTAAGCGTCGGCTTAACCGGCCAATCGGCATCTTTAGCGCGAGGAACACTAGCTCCGTCAACAACGGTAGCGCTGACCGGGCGGAGTTTGACATCCGCTCAAGGCTCTGTAAAACCCGCTCTTAGTGTTTCCTTAACCGGGCAGGCGTTAACCAGTGCGAAGGGAGCGCTAGGTGTAAGCGCAAGTGTTGCTCTATCCGGGCAAGCCTTAGCATCAGCAAGAGGAACGCTATCCCCAGCAACAAGCGTCGCCCTGTCAGGGCGAATCCTGGCAAGCGCTCAAGGTACTCTGAGCGTATCTGGAGCGGCGTCTGTCGCGCTCTCAGGGCAATCGCTGACATCGGCGCAAGGGACGCTAACACCGCTCGCAGCATCGAATGTCGCGTTAACCGGGCAGCAACTTAGCTCGGCACAGGGAACGCTTGGCCCCGGCAACTCAGTAGCGCTTTCGGGCCAGTATTTAACAAGCAATCAAGGATCGGTAAGCGCCGGGACAGCGGTAACACTGTCAGGACAGACAGCGACGCTAGCGCAAGGCAGTCTCGGAATAACCGGCGACAGATCGGTTCAGCTAACCGGTATTCAGTCATCGTTACTAATGGGTAGCCTAACGCCGTCTATCGGCGCGGTCTCTTCTTTAGTCGAGCGCACCGCGATATTTCATCAAATCGTTTCCCGCTCTACAAAATTCCAGCGCAGCAAGGCTGTCACTGTCAGGTTTAACTAATGGCCGATTTCGTGAGTGGAGACACGGCGTCTACGCTGCTTGTCACATGCAAGGATGGCGATGGCACAGCGGTCAATTTGACCGGCTGCACCGTCAAACTGCGCTGGCAAGAGGCAACAGGAACCGTTGCGGACAGGACTATGACCATTGTGAGTGCCTCGGAAGGAACAGTCAGCTATAAATTCTTAGCTGATGAGCTTTATGCGCCCTCTATGTCTTTCGAGGTCAAAATCACCGACGCAGACGGATACCTTTTGCGTAACCCTGGCCTGATCACGGAAATGGTGCGTGAGGCTCTATGAAACTCATCACGCCGCCTTTAATAGAGCCAGTCTCTATCGCTGAAGTTAAAGAACAGATCGGGATTGCAGACAATGTTCTGGACGGCATCATTTCACGCCGCATCACTGAGGCGCGGAAATATGCGGAGGACTATACCGGCAGGGCCTTGATCACTCAAACCAGAGAGAAGCGCTGGGATAACTTTGTTGACGAACATGAACTGCCCTCTGCGCTGACTGTTGTTTCGTTCAACTATATTGGCGAAGACGGAACTGAGTATACGATTGACCCATCGTATTACGTTCTTGATACCTACGCGACAATACCATTTGTAAGACTCGCCTATGGCTATTCCTGGCCCTATAGGCGTTATGAACGTAACGCTGTAAGGATTCAGTACACCGCAGGCTACGGCTCAACAGCAGCCACCGTAGAGCCTCTGATACGTGAGGCAATCATCCTGCTCGTAGGGCATTGGATGAACCATCAAGGCCAGAACGAAAACGGCATAACAATTTCCCGCGTCCCGTATGCAGTTCGGGACATGCTAGACCCCTACAAGCTCTACTTCGTTTAAATGCACGCTCGGCAGCAAATCAGAGAGGCGGTTAAAACCATCCTCTCTAGGGCTCCTGTTGCCTGGAGTTCGGTAATCGGTTCACGCATTGCATCAACCATGCAGCGCTGGCCGTACCTGATGGTATTCGCCGACTCTGAACAGTCCGACGCGGTAACGGTTAACGATCCTTGCGTCTATGACCGGACATTGATCCTGACAGTTGCTGGAATGCTGCGTCTACCTGGCACAGGGGATACGTACACCATCGAGGACAAGATGGATGAGTGCGCTGCTGAGATCGAGACGAAGCTCACTCAATCGGCATTGCGCGGCGAGGTCGCTCAAGTACAGACGCTATCGCTAGTCAGCACCAGCATGGAAGTGGTTATCGAGGACGACGGCGTAGACCATGCCGAAGTAATCACGTCTTGGCGCATCGGTTACTCAACATTGGAAGGTTCACCAGAAACATTAATTTAGGAGAAGTTCATGGCAAATATTTACAAGAATTCTGGTTTGGTGCTGGCGATGCAGAGCGCTGCCGGGACAGCTACTGCGATCACCACGTTCACCAATGCAAACCCTGGCGTCGCTGGTGCTACAGGACACGGCCTGCTCGACGGCGACATTATCCTAACCACATCTGTTGGCATGATCGAGATTGATCAACGCATGTTCGTTGTGGTCAACAAGACAACAGACACCTTCCAGTTAAAGAACGCCGCAACCGGCGCGGTTGGAATCGACACGACCAATTACGGCGTATTCACATCCGGTACGTTTACGAAACTGACGCTCGGAACGACGATTCCCGGCGTTCAAGACTTCTCCCCCCAAGGTGGAGACATCAAGTTCCTTGATACCACTACCGTTTCCGATACTCGCGACAAGCAGATCGTGGGCGGGATTACTGCTATGTCCTACGCGATGACTATACAGTGGGACCCTTCCGACACTGCTCAAGCCGCCATGCAAGCCGCGTTCGAAACCGGCGCGGCCAAGGGCTTCCGTATCAAATGGCCGAATGGGCGCTACACGATGTTCTACGGCTCGGTTGGCTTTAACGGTATGCCTGGTGGAAGCAGCCAAGGTGTTACCACGACTCAGGCGGCTGTGTCGATGAATGGATTGGCTACCCACGGTATTCCGTAATGAGCCAAATCCTGATTGACAAAATCCGCAACGCTCGGCAGACTAGGGTGGAGGCTGGAGGCTTTACCTTTATCTGCCGTCGCCCGACTTATCGAGAAGCCCAGGAGATGAAATCCAAGGGCGTTACCGGCTGGGAGCTTCTCGACCGGTTCATACTTGGATGGGAAGGCGTCAAAGAGTCTGACATAGTTTCAAGTGGAGACTCTAGCCCAGCAGAATTTTCCCCTGAGCTGTGCGCTGAATGGCTGGCTGATCGTCCGCAAATGTGGGAAGGCATCAGCGACGCGATTCTGAATGAGTACAAATCGTACGTTGAGAAACTGGCCGAAGCAGAAAAAAAATAACAGCCTGGCTGGATGAGTTCAAGTTACCCAAGGAGCTCCAGTCAGGCGAGATTCCGCAAGAGTGCATTCTGGCAAAACAAATATGGATCATGTCGGGTCGCACGATTGACTACGCGGCTCTGCCTGTTCTGTGCGAGATGTACGGCGTTGAAGATATTGAAACTCTGTTGATTCAGTTAGTGGCAATGCGGGATTTCGAATGGCCGACGCGATAACCATTACCGGGCTTAAAGAGATTCAGAAGAGTCTCTATTCCTATTCGCAAAGGCTCGGGGATCGTGTTGTACTAGGGGCTTTACGGCAGGGGGCTAACCTCATCAAGCGCGAGGCTCAGGCTAACGCTCCCGTCAGCAAGAACGGTAATCCAAAGCTAGGGACGACGCCGGGGAACTTAAAGCGTGGCATAGTCGTACGCAAATCAAAGATACATCGCGGCAAGCTATCTAGCGACATGATTGGTTTGTACCTGACGATCAAAAGCACGAAGAAAACCGATCCTTTCTATGGACGTTTCCAAGAGAGCGGCTGGAAAGCAGGGAATCGCTTAATCCCTGGCAAGAAGTTCATAGACCGAGCCTTTCATGACAAGAAGGAAGAGGCCGTCGCTTTAATCGTCAAATCCGCAACATCAGCGGCCGATCTATTGGCTGCTAAATTGGGTCTGTAAATGGCTGGCAATTCAATAACTGTCGATTTCAATGCCAATGTGGCCCGGTTCACATCTGGCATAGACAAGGTAACTAATGACCTGTCTAAATTCCAGTCCAATGCAGACCGCGTCAGCAAGAACATAAATAATGTTCTAGGCAACATTGGCGTAGGCCTGTCTGCCGCTGGCGTTGTCGCGTTCGGCAAGTCTGTTATTGACGGGCTGGATAAGCTCAATGGGTTGAGCAAAACAACTGGCATTGCGGCAAACCAGCTCGCAGGTCTAGGGTACGCCGCGAAGCAGTCGAACTCCGATCTAGAAAGTGTTGCCGCGTCTGTGGCAAAGCTGTCGGTAAATATCGGCAAGGACGGAGAAAAATTCCGTGCGCTCGGCATCACGGCCAAAGACCCGATTGAGGCTTTCAAGCAACTAGCTGATGTATTCGTTGCTATTAAAGACCCTCAGGAGCGTGCTGCGGTAGCATCTGCCGCTTTGGGTAAATCCTGGCAGGAAGCTGCGCCACTGTTAGCTGAGGGTGGCGCTGCGATTGGTCGCATGGTAGGGGAGGGGGAGAAAGCCTCTGGCGTTACCCAGGAGATGACAGAGGCTGCAAACAGGTTTAATGGTCAGTTAGACGCGATGAAGGCCAAGTTTGCTGGAGTTTCTGTCAGCATCGTTGGCGACTTTTTGCCTGCCATGAATGGAGTGCTGGATAAACTCCGCATCGCGTCTCAGTCTGGCGGAGTGTTCGGTTTCTTCACCGCATCAAACGAAGAAGAGGCCAACGCACAGAAAACAATCGATGGGCTCAAGCAAAAAGTACAGTCGCTCCAAAAACTGCGCGAGGAACTGACAGCGCCAACACTCGCGAACAAGTTTAACAATAGTTTGCTGGGCAGCCTTCTTTCTGGCGGTGTGTCAGACGTTAAGACGCTCGACAATCAGATTTTTGCAATACAGAAGAAAATCAGCTACTTGCAAGGACTTGTTAAGTCTGCGAATGAAGTAACAGAAGGGGCGAAGCCGGTTAAAGCGCCAAGCGCAAAGGCGATCCAAGATTTTCTTGGTAATACATCTGAAGCTGACAAGGCAGCAAAAGCCCTAGCAGAGAGACAGAAGAATTTTATCGAGTCGTTGCAAAAGGAAGCGGCGACTCTAGGCATGACCTCTGCTGAGCTTAAGGTCTATGAGGCCCAGCTTCTGAAAATTAGCGGTGCTAAGTTGGAAGGCGTCCGTGCTGATGCTCAGCGCATCGAGACATTCAAGTTTGAACAAGATGCGGCTGAGAAATCACGCGATGCTTACGCAGAAGCCGCTGACTCATACCTGAAATTCATCAATGCGACGGCTTCCGATAACAAGGCTGCGGCTGACAAGCTGGACAGGCTCAAGGTAGAGCTTGGATTGCTCGACAAAACTGAGGCCGAGAGAAAATCTCTGCTCGCGTCGTATGACCTTGAAATTAAATTCAAGGAACGCCTGAAGGAACTTGATGGGCTGGACACTGGAGAAGCGGTGCGCCAGATTCAGATTGCCAATCTCGAAAAGGAAAAGGCCGCTCAAGCTGAAGTGATCCGCTTCGAGGAACAGCTTGATATGCAAAAGCAGAAAGCCGCAGAGATGCAAAAGGTGTGGGATAACTTCGGCTTCAACATTCAGCGCAACCTTGGCGATCAGCTCTTTAACATACTGGACGGCAATTTCAAGAACATCGGGACAGCCTGGAAATCCATGCTGCTTCGTATGGTTTCAGATGCTGCGGCGGCGCAAGTCTCTAAGGCATTGTTCAGCACTGACATGCTGAAGTCTGGCTTGTCTATTCTTGGTTCTATATTTGGGAGCTTTAGCGGAGCGTCAGGGGCTGGGTCGCAGCTGCGGGTAACTGCCCCAGGTTCAATCGGATATGCAGCTAACGGAGCTTTCTTCGATGGCAACGTTGCCAAGTTCGCTCTAGGTGGCATCGTGAATACCCCTACGGCGTTCCAGTTTGCCTCTGGTGGCGCGTTTCATAAAGGGTTGATGGGTGAGGCTGGGCCTGAGGCTATCATGCCTCTAAAGCGCGATTCTCAGGGGAGGTTAGGCGTGTCAGGGGGGCGTGGCGTGTCCGTCAATTACGCTCCGGTTATTCAGATTGACTCCCGCACGGACAGAGCAGAAGTGCACGCCATCGTCTCCAGAGCAGTGAAGCAAGGTAACGCCGATCTCGTCGATAAGCTGCAACGGCAGGGCGCTATCTGATGGCTGTTATTACGTGGTCATCAAGCCTTAGGGTTGCTCGCTGCTCGTGGTCGCAACAACGCAATGATGTTGAGTTTCGCTCTATGTTCGGGGCTCAGGCTGTCGAGGTATCTGCTCCGGTATGGGTTGTAACTCTTGAAGCAACGCCGGGGCTTGAGGCTTCTGGAGGCGAGTGGAAGGTGTTAGGACTCAAACTACGCGGCAAGACAAACCAGCTTGCTCTGTGGGACTTAGCGCGGCCTATCCCTTTAGGCACGATGCGCGGCACTATGACGCTCAACAGCGACGCGGCACAGGGAGCGACTACATTATCTATCGTTGCAAGCGGTCAAGCGTCTAAAACGCTGCTGATGGGCGACCATCTAGGAATAGGGACATTGACGACTCAACAGGTAGTCATGGTAACGGCTGACGCAACCGGCAACGGCTCAGGCGTTATCTCCGTTACTGTCGAGCCTCCTTTGCGTAATGCGTTCTCTGCTGGCGAGTCCGTGACATGGGATAAGCCGAAAGCCCTGTTCCGTCGCGTTGATTCGAAATTCGGCTGGCAGAATTATGGCGCAGTGGTTGAGGGGTTCAGTCTCGATCTCATTGAGGACTGGAGGCCGTGACAATCCTCTCAGGCACGCAACAGACGGAACTGGAAAAACCAGTCACGCGCACAGTCTACTTCGTTGAACTGAACTTCCTGAACGCAACGGTCTATATTTGTTCAGCCAATCAAACGCTAACCTGGGGCGGGCATGACTGGATCGGGCTAGGAAGCATTGGCGCGATTAGCCCTATCGAGGAATCGGAAGGAACTGAGTCGAAGTCACTGACCTTTACGCTGAATGTCGCCCAAGCCTCTTACCTGTCGCTGGCTGTTGGTAACGTGGAAGAGTATAGGGGGCGAACAGCTAAGCTGTACTTTTGCCCACTAGACGAGTCATTCCAACTCGTTGGCACTCCTCAACGGTGCTGGCGCGGGATCATGGATTTGATGGCGATTGGCATAGAGGGCGAAGAGGGCAAGATAACGCTTAAGTGCGAGACGAGCGCATACGGATTGAAGAGACAGCCGGGATTAAGGCTTAACGCTGCGCAGCACAAAGAGCGCCATCCTGGGGACACAGGACTAGATTACCTGAACGATCTAATTGCTAACCCTCAAGTGTGGATGTCCGCGAAGCTGCAAAGAGCGTTGAATTAGGTGTCGTTAACATCTCCATTTCACCGTAGCCAAGGCTGACAGGAAGAATATAATCCGCCTCATACTGTTCCATTGGAGGAAATATGAGACTGATTGCGTTACTTTTGGCCGCGGGGTTGGGGGGGTGCGCACATACACCTTGGGGATACAATTTCTCAAGGAATGGAGAAATACCCGAAAGCTACAGGGCAGACAAAGCCGAGTGCCACGATCAGGCGTGGTCAGATGCTGGGAAAGAGGTAAGCACCCCCCTGAATGATGTCTTTATACATCTGTTCGACAAAGGCATTGTCAAGTGTATGGAAGACAAAGGTTATAAAAGAGTAAATGACGTTTCAAGAATATATCGCATCGCATCTAACGAAGCAGTTCAAGTGGGGCGAGAATGATTGCTGTACTTTCTGTGTCGGATGGGTTCAGATAAAGACAGGGCGGGATTACTTAACGGCGCATAGGCCGTGGCGAACAGCTAGACAAGCAGCAAAAAAACTAAGAGACCTCGGCGGTCTCTTTTTTTTGCTCGAAGAAAACCTCACCAGCATTCATCCAAATATGGCGCAAGACGGAGACTTGGCGATTGTGGATGGCGTGCTTTGCCTATTTACTGGGCGGCATGTAGTCGCTGTAGGGATGAACGGACTCGAATACGCGGATAGAACGAGAGCACAATGCGCTTGGCGCTGTTAGTTTTTCTGCTGTTGCCGTGGCCGGTTCACGCGATGCCTCCAGCATTCTTTGTTGCAATAGGGTTCTCGGTGGCAGCGGCAGAGATGGCATCTATTGCCGTCACCATCGCCTCTATCGCCCTAACGATTGGCACTACCGTATATGGGGCTGTAGCGCAGAAAGCGGCGGCCAAGAAAGCCAAGCGCAAAGCAGCACAGGCAAGACAGGACTTCCTTAACTCGCTGCAAGACCGCACGATCACCCGCATCGTTACAGACGCGCCTATACGGTACGTTTACGGTCGTGCGCGTGTTGGATCGGATATTGTTGGGCTTCTTTCAAGTGGGGATATCGACCAGTACCGGCACTTGGTATGCGTCCACGCCGGACACGAGTGCGACGGCATTGAAGAGATTTACATTGATGGCAAGGCTCTAGGGCCACTCGACGCCGATGGGTACGTCACGACAGGTGATTATTTCGCGGCGTCAACGACAGAGAACATAACCGAGACTTTTAGCACCTCGCCGTTCACGCTACAGCACACGCCATCGAGCGCGGTCAAGGTCATTGCTTATAGCGCCAGCTCGTCGACCGTCTACTCGTTCGGCAGGAAGAGTGCTGAGGTTGCGTACACACGCTCCGGCAACACGATAACCGTAACCGGGACTACATCCTTCGCGGTTTCCTACTACAGCGTTACCTATCAGTACTCAGTCGGGAACGCTCAGGTAAGGGTCAAGATTCACTTGGGCGAGCCGGGTCAGACTGCTGATGCTTCTTTGCTCGCCGAGTGTCCAGACAAATGGGCCTCGACAGCCACGTTAACCGGGCTGTGCTATACGGTAATTCGCCTTGATCTGAGGCAGGAAAAGTTCCAAGGCGGGATACCTGAGATACAGGTATTGCTCCGTGGCAAGAAACTATACGACTTGCGCGACGGGACGACGGCATGGAGTCAAAACCCGGCGCTGGCGATTTACGATTACCTCACGTCAGAGATGTGCGGAGTCGATGCTTCGGACATTCCCGCTGCTCACGTTATCACTGCCGCTAATGTCTGCGATGAGCCGCAATCGTTCGGGCCGCTGTACACCTGCAACGGCACGGTTACGGCTGACCAGGATCAGGCCAATGTTCTTGATGCTATGGCTGATTCAATGGCGGGCGGGATCGTTTCTACCACATGGGAGATGTTCGCCGGTAAGTACGTCGCGCCTATTGCCTCACTAAGCCAGTCAGACATAGTGGGGGCGCTTGCGGTTACTCCTGGCATATCCGACGCGGACATTATCAACGGAGTACGCGGGCAGAACATCACGGCTGAGAACCTGTACGTCGCCACCGATTACGAGCCATACCAGAACGTCACGTACCGGGAGGCAGACGGAAGGGACAAATACGCTCCAGTAGATTATCCCTTTACTGACACGAAGCAGCGCGTACACAACCTCGCCAGGATCATGGTTGAGGATATGCGCAACGGCTTCACGGTCAAGGCTGAGTTTAGCCTCAAGGCATGGGATTTAAGGGTAGGGGATAGGCTTACCTTTACCAGTGCTTTTTTAGGGCAGACCGATAAGGTCTACCGGATTACCGATAAGAAGTACGCTCCTGATTCGTCCGTCGAACTGACGATGAAGGAGGACGCGGCAAGCATTTGGGATTTGGCTGATACCGTCACTCTTGACGATACGCCTAATACCGATCTGCCTGATCCGTTCGTTGTCGAGAAACTTGGGTATGTGACCTGCAATTCCGGTACTGCACAACTACTCATGCAGGGTGACGGAACTATCGTTTCCCGCATTCTGGTTACTTGGGGCGCTGCCACTGGAGAAGCTGCATTTTCCGGCCTTGTCGAGATCGAGTGGAAAAAAGACTCAGATTCGGTCTGGAGAAAGACAACCGCAACCGGCAGCGACACAGGAGTCTATCTCTTTCCCGTCGAGGATAAGTCCTGGTATGTAGTCCGCGCAAGGGCTGTTAATCCCTATCTCAACATCAAATCCGACTGGACGTACGCTACGCTCCATCAGGTAATCGGGAAGAGCGAGCCGCCATCTGACATATCCGGTCTAGCGATAGATGGGGCTGTACTGTCATGGGATGCAGTAACAGATATAGACCTTGCGGGCTACGTATTCAAGTTTCACTACGGCTCAAACGTCGATTGGGGAACCGCTAATGCACTGCATAACGGGCTAGTAACGGGCTCTCCGTTTGACCTCGTTAACCTGCCTTACGCCTCTGTAACAATCATGGGCAAGGCGGTTGACACGAGCGGCAATGAGTCGGTCAACGCAGCAACTATCCTGACCAATCTCGGCGATGCGCCGGTTGCTAATGTAGTCGAGACGCACAGCTTTCACCCGACATTCGCTGGGACTCTGGACAGTTGTTCTGTATCTGGCGGACAGCTTGTTGCGGGCGCTGCTGATACGTTCTTCGGAGATGATTCGCAGTCCCTTTACGGGGCCACGTCCTCTGATTCGTTCTACAAGCCCGCTGCCGGTTATAGGCAGATGGTCTATACGACCGATGTCATGACGGTTTCCTCGGCCCTGACCGGCTCGAAGATTACTATCGACATCGACACGCAAGGCACGGACGTAAAGATCGAGTATGCAGTGTCCGGCGAAGGATCGTTCTATGGCGCTGATTCTGAGCCGTTTTACGGAGATGACGGGTACGGGTTCTATGTCCCTGGGCCAAGCGCTTTCGACGCAATCACAGCGACGTCATTTGATGCAAACAATCCTGACTCGTTTGCTGTGGCTGCTGACTCTGGATTCAATCCGGCAAATCCTGACTCATTCCTTGCTGTTGACCGTTCTGCATTCACCGGGACTTCCTTCGGGTCGTTCTTCGGCTCGTACAGCACGGCATGGTTGCATTGGCCTGGGCAAGTCACTGCGAAGAATGCTGATTACCAGTTCAGGGTGACGATAGGATCAGGCGCGACTCAGGGCATGATCAGCAGATTCACGGTAACGATAGATGCTCCTGATATGGTTGAAAGTATTGCTGATCTAGAGATCAGCGCATCTGGAACGGCGATCCCCTACACAAAGCAATTCTCTGCAATCAAGTTCATAACGTTTGGCGCTCTTCAGCCTGGATTCAGTGGCGCTCAGAGGCTGACCGTTAATAAAACAAATCCACTTGTTCCTGTTGTGACCGCCGTGAATGGTTCGGGCACGGCTGTTTCGGGGGCGAAAGTAGATATTTACATGGGCGGCTATTAAATGGCATGGAATGACCTAGCAACGGTTGTCAAGCGCGTCACAAAAGGTTCAGCTCTAACCTTCCCTGAGTACGACGCGAATATTGATAACCTCAACGCAAAACAGGCAACCAAAGCTCCGTATGAGCTGAGCGGCAGCAACATCATCGGGTTTACCGGGGCATCAGGGTTTGTCTACCCTGTGATTTTTAGGCCCATAGAGATTCTGTCTGGATCGGCTGTAGCGTCTTCCTGCTCGTCTACCGGCGCAGATGAGCTTCTCGCGGTGTTCACCATCTATACCGGTACGCTAGGGGTCAACAGCACTCTGCAAATAGAGCCATTATGGACATTCACGAGCAGCGTGAATAACAAAATCCTGAAGGTTAAGATAGGCGCATCGACGGTATATAGCGCAACCCGCACGACCTCAGCTAAAGAAGCGCCGTTGATCGTTCTGGCGAACCGCAATTCCTTATCATCGCAAATCCAGCCCTACGACAACACCTACATCACGGCAGGATCAGGTGCGCCAGCGACGTACACAATAGATTTCTCGGGGCCGGTGCTTGTGCAAATTACGGGGCAGCGAGCTAATTCTGGAGACTCCTTGACCCTTGAATATTTTCGCTGTTTACATTTTGTAGGTGACTAATGGCTATCTGGTACGTTAGACCAAACACGTCACACAGCGGCACGCGCAACGGCACGTCCTACGCAACCGCTTGGGGTGGGTGGTCTGAGATCGTATGGGGCGTCTCTGGCGTCAATGCGGGGGATACACTCTACCTCTGCGGGGCTCATGCGTATACGGCCTCTATCGCGCTTGGGGCGCATGGCGCAACCTCAGATTCAAACAGGGTAACGATTCGTGGCGACTACGCAACATCTCCAGGAAGTATAGCGTTCAGCACGGCTGGCTGGTTTGACTTTGGGCGGAAATACACAACGCTCAAATCGGTGACGATTACCAGCACATCCAGCGGATTCAACTGTATTTACATATCAGGCTCTGCAACTGCTGGCGTGGTTATTGATGGATGCACATTGACCGGCGCAGATAATGGGGTAGTCCTAGCTGGTTCAACCGCCTTCACTTCGCTGACCATCAAGAACTGCAATATCAGCGGGCAGACAAACTCTGCGATAAACCAGACCAGCGCGACCGCATCGCTGACTTCCTCGGGGATCGTCATAACCGGCAACACGATCCACGATACGAGCCTGTACGGCATCTACATGGTGATCAACTCGCCAGCATGGGATACATCGTATTTCAATGACTATTACATAGCCAATAATACGATTTACAACCTGCCAGGCGGGCCAATGCACTTGCGAGTTTGCAATTCAGACACAACTACGGCTCCTGTTAACTACTCGTCGGGCCTGGTCATATCCGGCAATACGATTTACAACTGCGGCACTGTCGCTGGGGCGAGCGGAACTCATGGCACGCCAAACATCGAGGGCTTTATAGGCGCTGTGATAGTGAATAACACCGTGCGTGATTGCTACGCTGAAGGTGCTGGACTTCAAACATGGAAGAACAAGAACCCGCTAATCGCGTTTAACACGATCCTGCGCATACGCTCAGCCACGCGTACCGATGGATTTCAGAACGGACTGCCCATCGACGGCAACGGGATATTCTTTGACGTGCTGACTGTCGGCGGGCTTGCCTACGGCAACTATATATCCGATCTGATCAGCACCGGAAACACCAATTCTGGAACAGCGCTTTCCTTCTGGAACTGTACCGGATCACGTTTCATTGGCAATGTCGTCGAGAATTGCTACGTAGGCGCGTCCTACGGCCACACAAACGAGACCGGCAACGAGATATACAACAACACATTTATTAATTGCACAAAAGGCGTGGACAAAGTAGGGACTCTAACGCTGACCGGCAATTTAACCGTCAAGAACAACATTTTCAGCGGCTGCACAAACGGCTTTACCATCGGCGCGAATCCCGGCATCACAGCCGATTACAACTGCATACACGGCGCGACAACTGCTTATACAGGCATATCAGCCGGGGCTAATGACTTAGCCGTAAACCCTCTGCTTGACACTAAATACAGAACGCAGTCTCCAACGCTGAAGCGATCCGGTACAGCCATAACCGGAAAGGATTTCTACGGCAAGGTTTTTTATAGCACGCCAACAATCGGCGCGGTGGAAGATCACAGAACGCCAGCATGGGCCGCAGTGGGCCAAGTCACTTAACCAAATCTCATCTCAACAAATAAGCCGCCTAGAGCGGCTTTTTTTATGCCATGACAGCGCTACCAGCAAAAACAAGCATCTCCGACACATACCCAAATCCTTCCAATGCAGTCGCTCGCGCTGGGTTCGCAACGCTTTGGGACGCCCTGAACGAGTTTACCGAAAAGTCAGAGATAGACCTCGCATCTGCCGCGACTTGCGAGATCGGGGCGCAGCTATCGACAAAGCTCAGGATCACCGGAACGACAGGGATAACAAGTTTCGGAACGACTTATCGCGGGCCAATCCTGCTCAGGTTTGCTGGTGCCGTGACATTGACGCACAACTCGACAACTTTGCTATGTCCAGGCAACGCAAATCTGATCACAGCAGCAGGAGATACGCTGATTGCATGGCCCAAGTCAACAACAAGCGGAACGGCAGATGGCTGGCAAGTGGTGCGCATAGGACACGGGCTGGGCATAGGCCAGGCTTGGCAGAACGTGGCGGCCAGTCGAGCTACTGGCACGACTTACACGAATAGTACAGGCCGACCGATACAGCTCGCCATAGCCGTGGCCATTAACACAGCCAGCGCCTGGATTAATCTCATCATCGACGGTAGTGCTGTCACGCGCTCGGCTGGCACCTATGCGATCGGAGCTGGAGTTGAGATTAACGGGGTAGTCATCCCGGCTGGCTCCGCCTACTCAGTCACGGTAAGCGCCGGGGTCGCAACTATTCAAAACTGGTTCGAGCTGAGGTAATCATGGCATTTAAATATTACAAAGACGCAAACAATAAAGTCTATGCATTTGAGGCAGACGGATCACAAGATGCTTATATCAAGCCCGGCCTGATCTCGATCACGAATGCGCAGGCCGACGCACTCCGCGCCACTCCCGTCGCCGCGCCGACAGTCATCTCCATGCGCCAAGCGCGGCTTGCGCTGCATCAGCGGGGTTATCTCAGTCAGGTCGAAACGCTCGTCTCAGGCATGACGGAGGACGCGAAGATCACGTGGAACTATGCGACAGAGGTACGCAGAGAGCATCCGCTTGTTGCTGCTATCGCTGCCGCTCTCAATCTTACATCACAACAACTCGACGATCTCTTCACCCTCGGGGCGTCGCTATGACTGCCGGAATAACTTTTTACAGGAGAAAGAAAATGTTTGAAGAGCAAATAGGAAAGGTTGAAGAGAAGGCCGATTCGTTTCTGGCTGCTTTGATCAAGTCCAAGTTGACTTGGGCTGCTCTAGCTGGCGTGTTTGTGCTGGCGGTGATTTTTTAGGGACTGATCATGCCTGAACTCAGCAGAGAGGAAAAAAAAGAGATCGTCAAAGAAGCGATCAACGAATGGCTTGATGCGAAATACGCTGAGTTCGGAAAGCGGAGTTTGCATGGCGTGGCTGCGGCTGCTTTTGGATACGCGGTTTATTTCCTGATTACGAACGGCTGGATCAAGTAATGGACGAGATAGACCGCGCATCGGAAGCAGAGGAGATGCACTTACTAGCGGCTCTCAGCAAGAGAGAGTTTGTGCCAGAGCATGACGGCCATTGCCTGAACTGTGGGAAAGAATCAGAGGGAGCTTACTGTGACAGCGAATGCAGGGAAGATGCAGAACGATTCGACAGGGCAAGGGCAAGGGCGGGGCTGTAAGCCAAGGAAGAAGTCACGGACGCTGAAGTTTAACAAATGGACGGGATATGCAGCGGCTGCGGTGTCAGGAGTGATGAGCTTGGGCGACGTGTTTGGATTCATGAAAACAGACTGGACTTGCGCTCTCCTGCTTGTCGCTGTCGCTGGAATCTGTGGGTACAACTACTGGTTGAGGTTACACACGTGCGAGCCGGTTAATTGAAAGTCCTTTTGCTGGACACGGAAACAGCGCCTCATCTCGCTTGGGTTTGGGGCTTATGGCAGCAAAACGTAGCAGTTAACCAGATAGAGGAAGCGGGGCATGTGCTTTGCTGGGCGGCTAAGTGGCTCGGTGAGGATGTTCAGTTTGCCAGCATTCAGAACGGTAAACCGCTTCAAATGCTCGGCAAGATTCACAGGCTACTAGATCAAGCGGATGTGGTAGTCCACTACAACGGCAAGAAGTTCGACATACCAACTCTGAACCGCGAGTTCATTACTCACGGAATGCTTCCTCCTAGTCCCTATAAACAGGTTGATTTACTCCAAACCGCACGTTCTCAGTTCAGGTTCCCAAGCAACAAACTTGAGTACCTACTTAAAGCCCTGAAGATTGGGCAGAAGGTGCAAACAGGCGGCTTTGAACTGTGGCTCGGCTGCATGAAAGGGGATAAAGCGGCATGGGAAAAGATGCGGGAATACAACATAGGCGACGTAATAGAGATGGAGAAGCTCTATCTCAAACTCCTGCCGTGGATCAAGGGGCATCCTAACCCGGCTTTGTTCTCTGCCGACAAAGAGATGTGTCCTGCCTGTGGCAGCCATGAGTACCAGCATCGGGGCTATGCGCGGACTGGCGCTTATATCTACAAGCGGTATCAGTGCAAAGGATGCGGCAAGTGGTTCCGAGGCACTAAGAGCGAGGGCGGAAGGCAGGTTCAGAATGTGGCTGCTTGACCCAAAGATTTTCAACTACGTAATCATGCTCCTGTATGGCCTGAATATAGCTCGCTGGCTTATAGCGGGCAGCATGGCAGACGCAATGTACTGGACAGGGGCTTTATGGATAACCGCAACGGTGACATTTGGATATGACAGATAACACAAAAACTACCTATGCCGGGAAGCTTGCAGCAATAGAAACCACGCATCTTCCTCCTTCAATCAATATAAATCCATTTGATAGGACGCATGAGGCAAAAGCCGCGCTATCGACACAGGTAGGTGGCAACCACTACTCGAAGCTGAAGATTCAGCCGGTAGAGTTTATTCATGCAAACAACATCCCGTTTATCGAGGGCTGCATTATCAAGTACGCCACTCGCTGGAGGGATAAAGGCGGCATTAAAGACTTGGAGAAGATCAAGCACTTTGTTGACTTGCTGATCGAACTTGAGGGCAAAGCGAAATGAAATGGCTCAAAGGCTGGCCCGTAACGTACATGGGCATTGCCTCCCTCTCCGCTGGCTCATGGATCAATGGCGGGGCAGATGCAGGGCTTATTACCTGTGGACTCTGCCTCATCGTAACTGGACTTATTCAACTGGCAAAAGCATGCAACTTATAGACAACTGGAAAGAAGTATTAACTCAAGCATGGAGCGTCAAGACCGGCGCACTGGCTGCATTGTTTGCGGGACTGCAGCAGGCATTGCCGATGATCCAGCCTGGCTTGATGGGCCTGACCCTTGAGCAGTCAACGGCGATAGGCGGGGTATTCGGTGCGCTGGGCGTTCTGTTCGGTGCGCTCGTGCCTGTAGTGCGGATATTCGATCAGGGTTTGGCGAAGTGAGCGAGAAACGAAGAGCAGTAGCTTTTTTTGCATTATCAGCTTCGGCGTTTGTCGCCCTTGCCATGAACGAGGGGTATCGAGACACGGCCTACATGCCGACGCCTAACGACGTTCCGACCATTGGATTCGGCACGACAGAAGGGGTCAAGCTCGGGCAAACAATCACTGTTCCTGCCGCATTGGAACGCGCTCTCCGTGACGTATCAAAGTTTGAGGGCGCTCTGAAGCAGTGCGTCACAGTCCCGTTGACTCAGAACGAGTACGACGCCTACGTTGATCTTGCTTACAACATCGGCTCAAGCGCTTTCTGCTCATCAAGTCTCGTAAGGAAATTGAACAATGGAGACTACGCCGGGGCCTGCGGAGAGATAAAACGCTGGAACAGGCAAGCCGGGAAGGTATTGCCCGGACTCACTAATCGCCGCGAGAAGGAATACAAGCAATGCATGGGAATCGCGTAACACTCGAAGAGGCAAAAGGGCGCGTGCTGTACGTGCGCTGCCACGTCAGCGACCAAATACCCGGCAAGTATTCCAAGGGGTTTGATCTTGAGGAGACGGAGCCCGGTATATGGGAGGCCAAGATTGCCGAGGAATCAATGACTCAAGATCAGAGGAGGGACTTTCAAAGAGCCGTGTTAGCCCGAGGCGATATTTTCAAGATCATCTGGACGCGCTACGAGGAAAACAGAACAAAGCGCAGGGAAACGATTTTTCAACCAAAGAAGGAGAAGTGAAAAATGGCACAAAACGTGAAGATCAGCATGGAAGTAACCGAAGCGAACGGCGACAAGTTTTTCGACGCGACGGTGAATTACTACAACTGCTCGCCCGCTGATGTCGTGAAGATCGAGGACAAGCAGCTTGGTGTGGTTCAGTCGCTTCACGCTGAAGCTCAAGCCGCTGTTGCTGGCTAAACCGGAATGGGCCAGAAATGGCCCTTTCCAAAACAACAATAAGGATAAAAATGCGTTTCCTGCTATTCGTGTTGATGTCCCTGATTCCGTCCATCAGCTATTCAGACAAGCCGGAGAGGTTTGCTCACGGGCGAGTTTTGTTCATGCCTCGGGGAGGTCTGCCAGCGCATGAGCTTCAAAAGATTATCAAGGCCAAGAAGATAGGCCAGAGTGATTTATACGTTGCCGAAGTAGAGCATGGCTCAGAAAAGTCAGTAGTGGCCCGGTTGTCTCACAATCCACATTTCAAGTTTGCTGAGTTGGATTTGATCATTGAGCCAGAAACAATCCCGAACGATCCATATTATTTCAACGCATGGCACTTGCCCAAGATCGGCGCTGATGCTGCCTGGGATATGTCGCAAGGAGCGGGTGTGACCATCGCTATCCTTGATTCCGGCGCTGATCCTACTCATCCAGACTTATCAAGCCGATTAGTTCCGGGCTGGAATTTCTTCGACAACAACTCGAACACTGCCGATGTTCACGGACATGGCACGATAGTCGCTGGCACTGCCGCTGCGGCAAGCAATAATAGCGTTGGTGTGGCTGCTGTGTCCGGTCAATCCCGGATCCTGCCTATCCGCGTTACTGATCTGACTGGATCCGGATACACAAGCATGATAGCAAGCGGATTGATTTACGCAGCAGATCATGGGGCGAAGGTGGCAAATGTCAGCTTTGCAAACATGCCTTCAAGGTCTGCCGTAATTTCTGCCGCACAGTACATGAAGGACAAAGGCGGTCTGGTTGTCGTCGCAGCGGGGAATAGCGGGATTGACGAAGGCTTCACTCCTACAACGTCCCTGATTCCCGTCTCCGCTACAGACGGCAACGACATGAAAGCCTCATGGTCAAGCTATGGCAGCTACGTTGCTCTGTCTGCTCCTGGAGTTGGTATATGGAGCACTGCGAACGGCAGCGGGTACGGCTCTTACTCAGGAACGTCAGTCGCAAGCCCCGTTGCTGCCGGAGTTGTTGCCCTAGTGTTTGCGGCGAATGCCTCTCTGAAGAATACCGATGTAGAGAAGCTGATTTACTCTACCGCTGTTGACCTTGGCGACATGGGCCGGGATATCTATTACGGCTATGGCCGGGTCAATGCGTACGGGGCCGTATCTGCCGCAAGAACGGCAATATCCACTGTTGACACTCAAGCCCCATCGGTTTCTATCACGTCTCCTGCTGACGGCTCGACAGCCTCAGGGCTTGTTCCGGTCGATGTATCGGCTTCTGATAACGTCGGTGTGAGTAGGGTAGAACTACGAGCAAACGGCAATTCCGTTGCTATCGACTCATCGTCTCCCTTCGCTTTTACATGGGATTCAACTGGTTCTCCAAACGGCACAGCTAAGCTCGTTGCTTACGCCTATGACGCTGCTGGCAACTTTGCCGCATCCGCTCCTGTTTCCGTCAACGTTTCGAATACGGTCATTCTCAGGCAAAGCGACACAACGCCTCCGGTTATTAAGATCGTCAATCCCGTTGCGGGGAATGTCTCTGGAAACGTTGCGATCAGCATAAGCGCAAGCGACGACAGCGGTGCGGCTGGAATCAAACTGTCTATTTACGTCGATGACGTCCTCAAGGCAAGCGGCGCAGGAAGCACGCTAGGTTATAACTGGAACACGAAACCGAAGAATTTAAGCGGATTGCATACGGTGAAGGCTGTTGCAACGGACGCAACAGGGAATTCCTCCTCAACTTCGGTAACTGTCAACGTTGTTCGCTGATTGCCCAAAATCTGAGCGATTTAAAGGCTCTACAATCGATTATTTTTGTTGAGGTAATGCAATGCCATTCCTGGCGGCTTTAAATCCAATACACTGGCTCCTGCTGGCGTTTGCGTTGATTTCTACTGTTTTAGGTGGGTTGTACTACTTCCAAGGCAAGGAGTTTGAGCTAGAGAAGGCCCGACACGCTGCTTTCGTTGCAGAAACCAAGGCAGTCGGGCTAGTTCAGGAACGGAAGGGCAAGGAACAGAAGGAAAAGGACGATCAACGCAAAAAGGAAGCTGACCATGAAATCACTCTCGCTCGTAACTCTATCGCTGCTTATGCTGACCGCTTGCGCCTCGCCGCAAAAAATACCCGTAGCGGCTTATTGTCCTCCAGCACCGGAAGTCCCGGAAGTTCTGAAGGAGCCTGTTTCGACAGAGCCCAGCTTATTGCAGCGCTGGGGGAATACTCTGAGGAGATGGGATCAATTAGACGAGAAGCTACGGAACTCGTTATTGAAGGCGCAAAAGGCGTAGCTGATCTGGACGGGGCTAAGGAGTGGGCTCATGGTGAATAGCGGGTGCCGGTTCGATTCCTGGATGCGTCTTGGCTGCTGCTAGCGCGACTTGCCAAGCTGCGTTCCATATTTCTCTTCCTATGTATTTTTCCGAATTGCCTAGATAAGTATTATGCAATTTCCACCAGCGTTCAAATTCTTCCTTGCAGTCCATTTATCCCTCTGTCATTTATCCAAAAATCGTATAGTAAATATATAGCAATCAGGCCGCGGACATTACCGCAATTTCTTTGCTATGTCCTCAGCGCTTTCCCTGTAATAGACCTGAAGCATTCTTAAATCCTTGTGTCCTATCGCTCTAGCAAGGGCGTTAATGTCCAGTTTAGACGCTAGTCTAGTTACGGCCTCAGCGCGTGAGTCGTGGAAGTGCAAGTCTTTGATAAGAGCCCTGTCCTTTGCTTTCCTGAACAACGCATCAATCTGTTGCGTCTTTAAACAAAATACAGAGTCCTCGTTCCGATCCAGGCTCTTAAGAATCTCTATCGCTTTTGGAGATAGAGGGACATCTCTATATGCTGCCCGTGTCTTTCCAAAAGTTTTGAGGTAAGACTTATCCAAATACACTCTATCCCACGTCAGACCGGCAATCTCTCCAGCCCTCATTCCAGTCTCAATAGCAAAGAGAAAAGCTGCTCCAACTCTTGCTGATATCGTTGACGGAGTATTTCCGTCATAGCCCAGGATGTACAGTAGCGTATCTATTTCTTTCTCGTTGATGCGTCTGTCGCGCGATTGTGGGGCCTCTGGGCGCTTGACTCCCTTCATTGGATGCTTGGGTAGCCACTTCCACTCATCAACTGCTGTAGAGCACGCAGCAGATAGTATGTTCCATTCACGTCTTACACTTGCTGCCGAGACTGACTTGAGCCTTCTATCGCGCCATCCTGCAATGTGCGGCTGATCCAGCTCAACCAGCTTTACATTCGCTATCTCATCCTCTAGTAACAAGTTAATCCGCGTCTTTTCCCACTTCTCGCCGCGTTTCTTGCTGCTAACCTCATCCCTGTAACGTTCCATTAACGCCCGAAAGGTAATATCAGGAACGCCGCTTGCTTTGCCTGCTACAATTAGAGCCTCAGTGTCTGCTGCCCATTTAGCGGCCTGTGTTTTGGAGTCGAAAGTAGCGTGTTTCTCTACCCCTAGTTTTCGAATCTCGACATACCAGCCCTTACCCCTCTTCCTGATATACGCCATGACGGAATCCCTGACGGAAAAATGACGGAATAGGGTAGCAAATAGAGTGGTTTTGGTACAGTTCGAGTTGGATTAAGTTGTAACGCGGAAGAGGCTGAAACCCAATGGATACGCGGGTAAGCGGCTAAATACGGGGGGTTGGGGAAATACTGCTTGGTGCCCAGAAGAGGACTCGTTGACCCTTTATCCATGCCGTTTCCCAAGTGTTTGACGGAAAAAATGACGGAGTTCATGCAAACTCTTCCGTATTTTCTCTCGGCCTTCCCTTTTGTTTCTGCCTGCATTTTACCAGCCATTCGTGCACATCGGACTCCAGCCAGAGCAAGGTTCGGCTACCTGGGATTACTAGGCGCGGCGGCAAACTGTTTGGCCGTCTCTTTACGTCCATGTAGATCGTATCTGGCGATTTGTGGAGTATTTTGCAAATCTCTGGCACGCCAAGCGTTCTAAGGTCACTCATCCGGCACTTCCTCTCCGTATTTGCTTATAACATAGCAGCGCATAGCAGCGATGAGCGCAGTCTCACCTTCCTCCCATACCCACATTGGCTCTTTGTCGCACGGGCCATAACATGCGTACCATTTATCATTACTTGGCTCAAGAGTAATTTTATCTCTCCCGATAATCGGCCCGCCCTGTGACCAGTCGGTTGAGTACCTCTGATTGATAGGCTTCTTATGCGTAAAACAGTATTCAGTGTGCAATCTCGATGTGATGTGATCAGTGGGGCATGCGTCCTTCCCCTCTGCCTTCGCTACCCACATATCTAGCAACGCCCCTGCAAGCTCAGATACCTTCACGATTCCCCCTCCATCTCCCTGATAACAGTCCGCAACCTCTCAATCTCATCTGCCGCCGCACGCTGTAGCGGATTCGTGGGGTATGGAGTTTCGATGTTCGGATAGATACCTCTGAGCCTGTCTACTATCGTTTCAGGATCAGCAATAGCGGCGGCAATCTGCTCTTTTGTTATCCTCCCATGCTCAGTAGGGCAGACTAAACGGGCTTCCTGCCAGGCTTGCCAGGCCAATGAAACGGTATCGTCAAGGAAACACTGTTCCTGTTCGTTCCATGTCAGTGGCAGGTTCGGTCTGACATACCGCATAAACCGCATGAAGTGCTCGCGGTTGGTCATTTCTTCTCCAGTGCGTCGCGGAGGTCGTTACTTAAACTCCATACGTCAACCCCGTTAAACATGCCGATATCGGATTTATCCGCAAGCGCTTCGAGAACAGGCAAAGACTTCTCCGCCGCCTTCCGCAGTTCGTCAGATTGTGGGCGAGTGTAGAGTTTTGCGCCAATATCAAATGGGCATCGACCATTCAGAATAGGGAAAAATCGAATCGTTGCTGTCAGGTCAATTTCTCTGTAAGAAATTACTTCGGCCACCGGCTCAGCCTCCTGCGCTGGCGGTGTCGCTCTCTTAACTGCTTCGAGCGTATCTCGAATAATCGCGTATCCATGATGGCCCTCGTGAAAATTCACAAGTTTTCCGAGATGGGATAGGATAGGATCGTCCGAATTGTGGGCATTCGACGGGACTGAATCGCAGATAATCATTGCTAACTCAAGGGCTCGAAGAACTGCCTCATGCACTGATGGCTGCGCTGGCGGTGTCGGGGCGGCTGCGAGCATGTCTATAAATATTTCCTTGGCATCAAGGTGGGCATAGGAAACACCGAGTCTCTTTTCTATTTCTGCGGCCCCAGTCCTTATCATCTCTTCTGTCGGCCATCCTTCTGGTATATTCATTTCACGCCCCGTATTAAACGCTCTGTCGCTTTTTGGTAAGCCTCAGCATCTATGATCAATTCCGCCAAACCCGTCTTCAATTGCTCTACTTCAGCATGAAGCGCGGCGTTTTTGGCTTCCTCGTTGTCAACAGCTTTGTTCGCGGACACCAGGCTTTCGGTTAATAAATTGATCTGCGCCTTGAGCGCGGCGTTTTCTTCCAATGCTGCGAGATGGCTATCTCGATGATGCGATGCTCTCACCTTGAGCGCATCAATCTCGGGCTGGCGAGCGTTCCAGCCTTGACCTGCGGCCCACTTGTCGCCGCCGTACATGAGATTTTCATCAGCCCACTTCTCGAATTCTTCTCTGCCGCTCATCACTTCCCCCAATCCCTTATAGCCACGTAAATCTTCCCTACGTACTTAACGCCTAGCCATACAGCACAAGTAATACCGGCTACTACGAATAGGAACTCGACGATGTTCCATGCAACTTGTGACCAATCAATCATGACGGCTCCTTGTGCTTGGCGAGGAGGGCTACCGCTCTGTTACCGAGTTCGTTCGTGTATTTGCCATGCGCAAGTTCACGCAACACGTCCAAAGCCTCGTCGCGCTCTTGCGTAAGCTGCCTGTTCTTGACTGCAACGGAAGTAACCATACAAAGAACGTCTCCTTCTTCCTCAATCCTCCCTGTGGCGCATCCCTCAAACGCATTCCAGCAAGCGACTAGACGGCGGGCGTTGGCCTTTATCTCTTCGTCGCTTTTCCATACACCAATAACATCAGCGACTAAGTAACCCTCTTCGTCAATAATAGAGTTATCGTCGTCTACGACAAGCCTTCCTTCCGTATGGCTCATTTTCCACTCCACAAGACAGGCTGCAGGGAGTAGGGCAAGTAAAGCGGGTGCGCCGGGCTCCCGTCAGAGTTGAGTTTCAGGTAATGGATTTTCTCGGGCGAATGACGCTGAATGAGTTTCCTGATCAGATTGCCGGCAGTTAGATAAGCCCCATGTGTTCCCCAGGCACAAATCGCCATGGCGCAATCCTGTACGGCATCTACAATGGCATCCACATTCCCCGGGCCAACAGGATCATCAGCCTCATAAAGCGCCTTTGGATCTGTAGACCTCAGTGCGAAGAGATTGACCACTTCCAATCCGCCATACCCCAGCATTTCCGCACGTTTCTTGCATCGTGATACCGTTGGATCGAGCGCATTCTCATCAGCCGTAGAAGGATTGAGCATGACGAAACACGCCTTGGGCTTTGTCTCATCCCACACTCGCCATAGCCGGTATCGGTAGCGCTCGCAGTCCGAAAAGACCGCGCCAGCGGAAGCGATACCGCGTTCAATCGTGCCGCTCATGCCTGAATACCCCTCTCTTCCTTTATCTGTTTCCACCAGTCATAGACGGTTCCTGCGCTAACTCCCAACGCCTTGCCAACTTTTACGTTGCTCAGCCCCTCTGACTTCATTTGGATAATCTTGTCCGCAACAGCCTTAATTCGCTCCCTTGCCTGGGTCTTGTTGGCAGGTTCCGGGCGAGCAACAGTCTCCTGCCTCATGCATCCTTGTAAGTCTCTAAGCAGAGTGGTGAGGTATATGACCGGATGCCATGTGTAAGCTCCTGTCTCTATTGTTGGGTAGTCGCTCATGTCCGAACTCCTTCAATCGGCATGGTCATTTCAATTTCTGGCGCACATTCCATTTGCTTTGCTATCTCGGCATGGTGAGCAATATCTCTATCTGTCATGTAGCCGAGTACGCTTATGATTGCGACGATGAACAGCCAAGCAAATGTCCACTTCAGTGACTTGCTAAGAGGCTTGCGCGTTGGCTTTGCAGGGTTGCATGCGCGGAACAGTTTGTCGTGGTTCATTTCTTCCTCGCCTCCAGCATTGCGTCTGCGATGTCATACGCCTTTCGAGCAACCCCATTAACCTTATTTGGGTCGATGTAACAATCCAGCGATTGGGAAGCGCACTCGCCTTGCATAGCCTTTGCCGCAAAATAATCCCTGAGAGTGAGGCCAAACGCTGGCCCGCCGGTATCTTCTTTGCTCATGTTGTTCTCCATCAGAAGGGGATATCTGAATCATCCGCAGCGGAAAAATCACCCTTCGTCGCTGGCTTGCTTTGCGCCGGTTGAGAGTCGCCCTTGCTGCCGAGCATCTGCATGTTCTCGACGATGATCTTTGTGGAGTACTTCTCGACTCCGGCCTTATCGGTGTACTTGTCAGTTTTCATCCTGCCGCTGACAAAAACTTGGCTACCTTTCTTGAGGTACTTTTCGCAAATCTCGCCTAGCTTGCCAAACGCGGTACAGCTAACCCACTCCGTTGACTCCTGCTTCTCGCCGGATTTGTCTTTCCAGGCGCTGCCCACCGCAAGGCTAAAGCTGGAAACAGCGTCTCCGCTCGACGTGTAGCGGGTATCAACGTCCTTGCCGAGCCTCCCGATAAATTGACACTGGTTTAGATCGCTTGCCATTTATGCTGCCTCCTTAATTGTTTGAAGTGTTTCGTGGACTAGGCAGATAAACTCATCACGCCTCGCCCTTAATCGTTTAATCTCGTCTTGGTAATCTTCGTGATACAGCCGGTGAACGATTAACTGTTTCTCTTCAGGGAACTCCGCGCAGTAGCTGATAAAGTCAACCCATTCCCTTCCGGTGCAATCCAGGTGGCCTACCAATTGCCACTTGTAGGACGGATCAAAGCTATTCCGGCGCAGTGTTGCGTAGTGCGTGGAGGCTATGACTGACTTGATCTCGACTACTCCTTGCTTGCCTATCAGGCCATCCGGTGAATCGCCGTAGCTGCCCCAGTCAAAGAATCCGCCGTTCAGCACGTCACAGAAATGTTCTTGTTCGTACAGCATTCTGGCTACCGGCTCCTGTTCGTGGCCTCGCTCCATATGCTCATTGGAGAAACCTGATTCAGTCTTCTTCCCGGTAAGCATTTCCAGAGCAATCTGTATTGCGTATTTCTTGGCTGGATCGCCGAATGCGCGACCTTCGTTAGCCATGATTACGCAGAACTGTGACGCTGTAGCCTTGCCTAGCCGCAGCTGTATCCATTGATCGGAGTTTTGGGGAACATCGTGGAAGATCACGCTGATTCCCTCAGCGCGTCACGTAGGTTATCCAAAACCTCGTATTCTTCGTTTGTATCGAACCCATACCCGGCTTCTAACTCTGTTAGAAGAAGCTCTGCGTCCTCTGCGGCTCTCCGCAGTTTGTCGTTGGTCTTGCGGGTGTAGAGCGCTATAACCTCCGCCCCCTCTTCCGCCGCTTGATCCGCTAGAACTTGTATATACGTGACAGTGCGCGGCTCAGACTCACCATGTCGCACAACCCAGGCATACGGCGCATCTTCTGTATGGCTCATTCCGCACACTCCGCAATGAGCTGAGCCTGATGCTCTTCGCTGATACTTACTTTTGATAGTACCGAGTCAAGGTTTCCGTCCCGTTTGTAGGCTTCCTTAGCCCTATCCCATCCCTTGCTGCCCGGTACCAGAACTTTCTTCTCCGGTGCGTGAGGACTGATCCGCAGCCCCTCGACAGTCTCTTTTCCGAAACGAACGTTGCTGTCCACGTAGACGGTTATCCTCACGTTCTGCCAGTCGTCGATAAATGCTGATCCTGTTAGTCCGCTCATCGTTTTGCTGTTCGATGCGTTCAGGATCATCGGTTTCAGCTTTTCACCGGGCCGGATTTCCTTTTCGACAAAGTAAGCGGTGTTAAAGGAGTCACGGGTTTTCTTGGTCTGGTCTATCTCAAGCGCTACGTGATGCACCGTCAGAACGGTAGGCTCTACAATGTCCGCGCTGGAAAGGTAGGGACTGTTAAATGCTTTTCTGTAATGTGTTTTCATTTTTCACCTCTTAGAATTAATCCCGGCTGTCTGCAACGTGCGCCGGGGGACACGGGGAGGGGATCAGGCAGACTCTGAGGGTATTTCTACTTCTTGCCATTCGGTGTGAATCCACTCCATGAACCCCGGCCATCTTTCTACCTGCTCTGGATCAGGCCCATGTGTTACATTGCATATAGAAGCAAAAACGTGCTTTTCACCGCGCATAGCCGCCACCCGATACCGCACCTTTACTAGCTCAGGCTTGACGCGGTATGCGCAGCCAGTAACCCATTCAGGCTTATCAATATCAAGCCACAATCCATCGTCTGCTTGAACCTGAACGACTTTCCCGTCAGCCCAAGCCTTAATCACTTCTGCATGCTTGTGTGGTTTACGTTCGTTACTCACCGTTCGCCCTCCTGAATTTTTCAGCAGCCATGTCTATCGCATCGCGCAGAGTGTTCTCTTTCGTTCTCTGGCCTAGCAGATCGTAGATAACGAATTTGCTGCTCGTGGTACTTGTGGAGCGCTGGTAATGCGATTTATCCAGGTCGCAATGCTCGCCTAGCCAGTCCAAGCGCTCCGTGTCGGTCAATTTTTGCGGCACAGGACGGCGCTCGATTAACGCGGTCTGCTCATACCAGCGAAGGGATTCTAGGGCGCTCATGATTGCTCTTCCTTGTAGAAGAGTTCGACAGGGTTATATGGAGCGAACGTCCTGAATGCTGATTTTTCCAAACCGCTTGCTACCTCATCTGCCCTGTCGAATGTCTTAAAGTGCATACCCCAAACAGGGCATCCATCTTTATCAACTATCCCCCATCCGTAACTTTTCATCCCTTCCATATTCCCCTCCTGTGATAACTGGTAGAGCGCGGCACGTGCTGATCTCGTGCTTTCCTCTGTTCTGCGGCGTAAGGCAACTCCACCCAAGGCGTGGTCAGCTCCCGACATTTGCCCCGCATACATCGCCAATCAGCCTTGGCAATTCCCCGCTCATACGGCTGGTTACTGAATAGACCCACCAAGTTCAGACGCTACTCTGATACTCCCGGCAGCTACCGGGCCACCTAATGGATATTCCCCTTCAATAACCATGCGTATGAGGCCGGTTTCCCGGCGCTCTGTTACTCTTCCTCTCCCGTTCCGCACTTGATGAACATCCCCGCAAGCAGTCCTACAGGAGCGGATAAAACAATCCAAAATGCGAATATCCATTCAAGCAGAGTCATGATTCCTCCATCTTGTTTTAATGCCGGTCTTTCCCGGCTGTCATCCTTGCTTAAGGGAACCCGGAGTGCTCCATTTAAGGAACTCGTGGCTTTTAACGAGGCCAAGCCCTCGAAGCGTTGCTGCTCTTCGTGCCGTTTTGTGCGGCATGGGAGAACTATAGCAAAGCTATACGCTAAATGCAATAGCTCTGCTACAGTTTTCTGCTACAATACGGTTTCGATGAGCAACAAAAAACCCGCTCGGGGCGGGTTTAATTGATTAGAGAAAAGGAGGGTAGGTGGAAACGGAATTACCAAGCGGGCAACACGGCGTGCCTATGAAGATTAATGCCGGTGACCTGGCTGAGCTGGAGTCGCGGAGTTATCAAGTTTCTCAAGTGCCTTCTGTATATCGCCTATCAAGTCACGTGCTTGTTGAGGCGTTAGTGCGTAATGGCGGCTCGGCTGAGCCTCTTCCATTGATTGCATCGAATGAGAAAGGAAGCGCGGACGAAAAATAACAAGATTCAAGGGTAGCACTGGGCCGATCAGCCATTCGGTGACCGGGAACAAAGGTATTTCATCAGACATAGGAGTCCCTCTTGTTATGGTTGATGTGGAAATCAAATCTTAACATGTAGGGATTCCTTATTTTTCCCCTCCCCATAACTTCCCAAAGTCAGGCGCACTCTTATCAGGTATCTTTTCCCCCTTCAGTTGCGCCAGCTCCTGTTCTAAGGCCAGGACTTTTTTCTCCAATTCAGATCGTTCGCCCTCAAGCCTTATAGCCCATTCGCGGGCCTGTAGCGCTTCCTCAGATATTTTGGTGGCCTTGGTGTGGAGGATTGACCGCTTCTCTACTGTGTAAAGATTCTCTGAGATCCGGCCAATCTGATTGAGATGAGTGATGATCTTGTGAAGCGAGGAGATAGGCATTAAGACTGAGCGGAGCAGGGGGATCAATCCAAATCCAGGCCAAGCTTAGGAGAATAATTCCCTATGCTCTTGCCTGTTCTGCTGTCTTTAAATATCACAAGAGATAACTGCGAATTTCCGCCCATTTTGTAGTAGTCATACACCACCGCGGCGAGATTCTGTTTCATATCAAAGTCCATTTGGTAGAACGCTTGCTTGACCCAGACGTGAGGGTAATCTCCGGGAGTCGTGATTTTCTGAATAACTTCATACTTAATGGCATCTTCGATAAATTTCTTGCGAACCACCTGTTTTTGTTCCGTTTGTTTTTCTCTCTGTTTCTGTGGGTCATCGTATGTTTTAGCCACCTCAGCTTCTTTAGGTATTTTTATCCCTAGCTTTTGCGTAAGTTCATCGAAGCACGCTAAACGCTTCAAGCCGGTAGGGGCGGCTGCACACTTTGCTATCTCGTCTTTTGTATCAGCAAAGGCTTGTGCGCTAACAATGAAAAGCAGTGAAACCAAGAGCGCTGGCTTAATGATCATGTAAGCGTCTATCATTTCTCTCTTCCGACTGCACGTAGCACCATTCGATAGAGCAGGATTGCTACCGTCCCCACCGCAAAGGTTTTACTTTCATACAAAAGCCCGGTTGCCACCGTCCCAAACCCCTTGTCCTTCGTGGTGAAAGTTGCCGCCCCTCCAGTTATTTCACCAGCCCTGGCCCGCGCGGCGAGAGTTTCAAAAGCCTCGACCGTATCATGAGAAATAGTTTCGCGAACAAAAGTAAATGGCTTAGTCATTTCCTTTTTTTCTCCTTTGGAGTTGCCCCATATCTTCTATGGGCGGGTGGTTGTGGAACCTAGTGTCATGGGGATCAGGTGGAATATCAGGGCCAAGTCTGCGCTCTGGATTGTGTCCAATATCTTTCTTGCGGCGTTCTACTGGTCGTCTAGAAAGCAGCGCGCCCATATTCAATAAAACCTTGTTTGCATCTTTGTCTAGGTTCGCCATGAACGCGAGCATCTGCTCTTGTTCTTTTGTAAGAGCTTGATATTCCGCTTTTGGCTCTTCGACTGTTAAACGAACATCCCCTGTCAGGGAGAGGGCCTGGTGGGCTTCCATTGCTAGCCTTGGACTGATCTCCTCAAGCGGGCAGTCAAAACCTCGCGCATAGGCTTGCGCTGCTTCAATGCTTATCGGGCGCCTTCCAGTGATGTGCTGGTAAATCATCGACTGCCCGCCTTTCACCTTGAAATCCCTCGCAAAAGCTGCCCTGTTGACGCCCTGAAATCGCGCCGCCAACCGTTTTGCCTCTTCCTCGATAGTCCACATTTTCATATGTAGCAATGCTATCGGCAAAAAACTGTAGCGTGGCTTGCTTTTTAACTGTAGCGGTGCTATAGTTTGCACATCTTGATAACCATTTCCTGCTATGGAAAGCATATTTGAACCTGTTAAGCGAGCTTGCGATGCGGTTGGAGGTCAGGCTGCGCTAGCGCGTTCCGTCGATGTTCCGCCAGCGTTTGTATACCAATGGATAAATAAAAAGCGTCCAGTTCCTGTTGGTCGTTGCATGGCTATTGAGAAAGCAACGAGCGGCAAAGTAACCAGAAGCGAGCTTCGCCCCGACGACTGGCACCTGATCTGGCCCGAACTGAAGCGCAAAAAAGCTGCGTAACTCCCCCTTCATGCAAAGAAAAAGAAAAGAGAAGTTCGACAACCGTCGCCGGGTTGACTTCAACGATACGCAAGCTGACTTCTGCGACTCGAAATCCGATGAGCTTGGTCTGTCTTTCATGGCGTACATACGCAAATTGGTTAATGAAGAAATGGCACGTGATAAGGAATTATCACAGCCTTCAGAGCAAGGAAATACGTCCATTTCGGGGCAAAACCGGACTAGTCCAGATGGACTATTAACGGCTGAACAAGTCGCGCAAGTTATCGGCGCTGCCATGAAGTGGAGAGGTGATAAGTAGTTCATGAGCGGCATTTTGAAGCAGCTCAGCAATACAAACAACATTTGTTGGAGGCAGGAATGAATGTACTGGATGCAGCGCAGGACATAGGTAAAGACTATCCGGGCGGAATTGAGTCTCTTTATCCGAGACTCAATATGAAATCCTCTGCTCTCTTAAGAGCAAAGCTGAACCCGAACTGCGATACCAATCACCTTACTCTGAAAGAGTCCGTCGATATTCAACAGAAGTCCGGTCTGCACTACATCCTTTTTGCGATGGCTACCGAACTCGGGTATGCGGCTCCGATACCACTTCCAGACATTCACTCCAAAAATGTCCCGCAAGGGATCAGCAAGATGTGTGCTGAATTTGGTGATTATCTCCGCACGGTAGATGAGGTTTTCGATGACGGGAAAGTTACTCCCAACGAAGCGAAATCTCTGCAAAAGGAATTAACACAAATGATCGCTGCCGCAGTTCGGCTCCAGTCGATATTGACCGGGAAGGGCGGTAATGAACCCTAAATTCAAGGCTTCCATGAAAGCTGCTCAGCGTATCAAGACGGCAGCGAACAAGAGAAGGGCGGTTTTGTACTGGTGCAAGGCTATTAAGAAGGCGCTCTCTTGAGTATCGACGCTATCTCCTGGGCATTCAAACAGGAAATTAAACCGTCATCCTTAAAGTTCGTGCTTGTCGCCTTGGCGGACAACGCTACAGCAGACGGTATGGCGTGGCCATCGATAAAGGCTTTGTGTGAAAAGACGAGTCAAGACAGAAAAACGGTAATCGCGTCTTTGGATAAGTTGGAAGAAATGGGAATTATCTCTGATAGCGGCAAGAGGACAGGGGCAACTGGGCAGGTGAAAGTCTACCGTTTTAACAGTACCGAAAACGGAACAGTACCGAAAACGGAACAGTACCGAATTTCCCATGAAACAGTACCGTTTTTCCGTGGTAACAGTACCGAAAACGGTACACGGAACCTTAAAGGAACCATAAAGGAACCTACTAGTAATACTGACGTATTACTTGTCGCTGATAGCGACCCTCCGAAATGCCCGCATCAAGAAATCATAAACCTGTATCACCGAATCCTCCCTGCTTGCCCTCGAATTAGAGACTGGACAGCAACACGAGCCAAGGCGTTAAAGGCTCGTTGGTGCGAGAACAAAGAACATCAGTCCCTTGCTTACTGGGAAGCATTGTTCCGGTACATCGCTAGATGCCCGTTCCTTGTCGGGAAGTCTGGTGCGCGACCGTTCTTTGCTTCCCTTGACTGGATTTGCAAGGCAGAGAACTTCGCGAAGATACGCGAAGGCAGGTATGAGGAGGTGGCGTGAATAAAGTGTTCTTTGGCGACTGCCAAGAATCAATGCGGCAAATGATAGCTGATGGCGTAAAGGTTCAGATGGCTGTAACGAGTCCGCCTTACTTCGGACTGCGTGATTATGGACATCCTGGGCAACTGGGGCTTGAAGCAACTCCGCAAGAGTACGTCAGCAACCTGGTTGAAGTATTTCGTTTGGTCAGAGAACTGCTGAATAAAGACGGAACGCTATGGCTGAATCTTGGGGATAGCTACGCTGCAAATCGTGGCTATCAAGTGGCCAGCACGCTAATTAATGGGCAAGCAACGAATGAGGCTCAAGCCGCTGGAGGGAAGGGCAGCAAAGTACCAGACGGACTCAAACCAAAGGACTTGATCGGTATTCCTTGGCACGTAGCCTTCGCTCTGCAAGCAGACGGATGGTTTTTGCGTCAAGACATTATATGGGCCAAACCCAACCCCATGCCTGAGAGCGTTACAGACCGATGCACCAAATCACATGAGTACATGTTCCTGCTGAGCAAGAGCGAGCGGTACTACTTCGACCATGAGGCGATAAAGGAGCCAGCCGTTATAGGCAACAAGCCGCGTAACTTTGGCCCGCAGGACAAGGACGGCGGCAGAGACGACGGCAACAAGCGTGATAACTATATTTGCGACGGAACCCGCAACCGCCGAAGCGTGTGGGAAGTGGCAACACAACCATACTCCGGCGCTCACTTCGCAACATTCCCTCCAGCTTTAATCGAGCCTTGCATTGCTGCCGGATCACGCCCAGGGGATGTTGTTCTTGATCCGTTCTTTGGATCAGGCACAACCGGGCAGGTATGTGAGTCGCTAGGGCGGAAGTGGATCGGGTGTGAAGTCAATGACGCATACCTGCCGCTTCAGAAGAAGCGTACAGCACAAATGGGGATAGCGTTCGCATGAGCCTCGAATCAGAACAATCCGTCCTCGGCGCACTGCTCCGCGATAACGGAGCATACGACCGCATCAACAACTTCCCGGTAAGCGCATTCCTTCGAGACGATCACAGGACGATCTATCGCTCGATGCAGATGATGCTGGATGCAGGCAAGTCTGTTGACCTGATCCTGCTTGCTGAAGCCCTGGACGCTCACGGAGATTTGGAAAGGGTAGGGGGCTTGCCTTACCTGACAAGCCTTGTCCAGTGCGTCAACACCTCAGCGAACATCAAGTACCACGCAAAGATAGTTCAAAACGCAGCGATCCTGCGGAACCTGCGGGCCAGCGCTGAGGAAATATCCACGGCCTGCGATTCTAAGCAAGACCCGCGAGAAATAGCAGAGGCTGCCGAAGCAAAGATTCTCTCCGTGCTTGATACCGGAACGGAGCGGGATTACGTCCACATCGGCGCTGCTGTTGCTGAAGCAATCGAATGGGAAGACTCAGACCATACCGGGCTGAAAACCGGACTTAGGGATTTGGACTCGCTCACTGGCGGGCTGAATAACTCAGACCTGATCATTCTCGCCGCCCGTCCTGCGATGGGCAAAACATCGCTGGCCTTGCAGATAGCTGAGCATGTTTCCAAGTCTGCTCCTGCTGCTGTTTTCTCCCTCGAAATGTCCCGCCGTCAACTCGCGGGAAGGATGCTCAAGTACCACACGAACATGACGAATCGCAGCGAAGCGGTACGTCACCTCTACGGCCTGAACATGCAGATCGACGATACGCCTGGAGTGACTGTAGGGCATATCCGCTCACGTTGCAGGCGCATCAAGAGACAGCACGGTTTATCTCTGATCGTTGTTGACTACCTGCAACTGATGAGGGGCGACGGAGACAACCGCAACCAGGAGATCGGCAGCATCAGCAGGGGACTCAAGGGAATGGCAAAAGAGTTCGACGTGCCCGTTATCGCTTTATCTCAGCTTAGCCGCAAGGTTGAGGAAAGGGCAGACAAGCGGCCTGTTATGTCGGATTTGCGCGAGTCGGGAGAGATAGAGCAGGACGCTGATTTGATCCTGTTTGTTTATAGGGACGAGGTTTATGACCCAAGATCGGAAGCGGCTGGAACGGCTGAGATTATCTCTAGGAAGAATCGGCACGGCGCAATTGGCGATTGCCGCCTTACTTTTGAAGGCCAGTTCACCCGTTTCGGAGACTACTCCGGGCCAATGATTGAAAGGCAGGAAAAGACGGCAGAGCGCGGGTTTAAGGTGGGCTTTTGAATGACTCCGAACAATACCGCAGTGAATGCGAAGCAAGGTACGTGCTGGCAATGGACAGATACAGACGTGAGGCTTTTTACCAAGGCGTGTTTGAAAAGCGCGGGCGGGAAGCGGTGAACCAGTTAATTGAGGACGTGAACAAGATGCGAAGAGCAGATAAGGCTAAGGAGGCGGTGAAGTGATTGATGGCGATGTGTTGCGCGGGCCAAAGGCGGTAATGAACATGATTAACGCAGGATGGCTGGGGATGGTGATTCCTAGATTATTTGGGAGGCGAACCAATTTTGAGTGTCCCGTTACAAAGCGCACCTTAACTGTCGTTGAGTGGCGAGGAAGGGAATACTGCCTGGAGTTTAAATGACCCTCCGCCGCGCCGCCAAGGTAGACGCAAACCAGCCTGAGATAGTCGAGGCATTCCGGCGCATGGGTTGTTCTGTGCTGATTATCAGTCAGCTTAAGAACTGCTGTGACATTTTTGTCGCTCGCGGCAAGACAGCAGCGGTTGAGATCAAGGACGGCTCTCTACCCAAAAGCAAGCGCCAGTTAACAGAAGGCGAAATGGATTTCATGCATTCGTGGAAAGGGCTGTATTTCATCGTTGA